GTTTTGATAATGATTTTGACGGGTTTGTTGATACTCAAACCCGCTTCGCAGGCTTTGATTAACAGCAGAATGTCAGCATTCATTTTAATTACACCTTAAAATGGTTTCGGACTTGAAACTTATTCCAGTCATAAGGGATTACCTTATCACGCCAATCACGCTTTTTGAGAATATGAGTCAGGATAGGCAATTCAAAGTTAATAGCATCCTCAATTGCAGTATGTGGCTCGTCGATCAAAGTTCCGGTAATATAACCACATACTACTTCGGCATTGGTTTTGAATGTCATATTACCCTTGCCAGTCGGGGTATTGAACAAGTGATTATCCAGAACGAATTGCTTATACTTTGCAGTATTGCAGATATTGCCCACGGCAGCTTGCCAAAGGCAGAATCTGGAATCAAAATCATTAAGGTCAATACCAGTATTGTTGCACTTACTCACGTCAAAAGCCAGATTATATGCGGTCAATACCGGGTTATAAACTGCAATACACTTTTGAATCCAAGAGTTAATTGCAGATACCCCAGCAATCATACGGGTACCAGATTCCAGCATACCCGAATAGTTTTGCTTGCGACGATTCAAACCAGCATACCCCCAAATATCGGACGCATTCTTGTCATGGAACAATTCATGCGTTCCATAATGACCATTAACCAGTACAGCCATTTGATTATGTATATTACCCTTGCGATCTACAATTACAATACCAATATCAGCCACAGTATCTGCAACGGTGGTTTCAGTATCCAGAATTGCGAAGTATTGCTTTTTGCCCATTATATTATCTCCAATTGATTACCGAAGGGGTCGGAATCTCGCCCATGTCTCTCAACACCAGTCGAGTGTATCAGGGATTGACCACATTGTAAAGCCCCTACAGTGTGTGTGGTCTTGTGCCAGGCCATGTGGTGGAATCACAACATAGGGGTTTGTACCTATTGACCGTTTTTTCGGAGGCATGATATAATTTTGGCGCACCAAAGCCCCTACAGGTTGTAGGGGCTTTGTACGTGGGGCTTGACAGCCCCCAATTATATATTATATAATTGGCGCCTATATAAGGGTAAACCCTTATATAGTATTATTTCCTTTCCCAGATTTTGTAACGTATCATAACCCCCAAGAATACCAGATTTAGGAGGTAATTGAATAACAGGGGATAATCCTGTTTTGGCCAGATATAGATAATGGTGAGAATCTCACCACCTAACCATGCAATCAGGAAAAACCAATTCAATCCCCGAGAATGTCCATCCTTTGCACATTGAATTGCCTGGGGCAATCCACATATTGCAAACAATACCGCACCAATCCACCCGATGGTTTCCATTATTTACCCCTTACAAAAAGTAAGGCCAATTATAAACCCGACCAAAAGATAAAAGGCAATTGGAAGGATATACTCGAAAGTTATTGCAATGATTTTATGAATCACAATATACCCCCAAACCCCTTTCGGGGTATGTTAGTTAATGACCTTGTTTTGATGGAACATAAACACCGCGGATATTGAAACGGTCACAAACCGCTTTCAGATATTCGATATTGTCTTCATAAAAGACAAACTCAGCATCACGGAAATTGACCAGATTAAAAAACTTGGCAAGTCCAGCGATTTTGAGAGTTTTGCCAGATACTGAACTACCCTCGGGGCGACTGATAAGATAATCAGGCTCGCCCAATACTTCACGAACAAACTGATAATCGGGTTCGTGCATTACTCGCGCGGTGGCGATGATGACGAATGTGTTTTCGTCAGCCAAATCAGCCTTATATTGTTCAGCCAATGGCAACAGAGTATCTTCACCAGCACGATACTCGTTTTCTCTCCAGTATTGCAGATCAATACGCTCGCCATTCTCGTCCACAATGGTACGATAACGGTGGAGACTGTTTACAATGGTACCGTCCATGTCATATATGGAAACCTTTTTGATCTTTGCCATTTTGTACACCTAGTGGTTGTCTGTTGCGATGGAGAGATAATACATCAGTTGTCAAACCCATGTCCAGTGTGGGGTCTTTTATCCTACTAGGGTAAGTCCCTATTGACAGGTGAGCCAGGGTAGAGTATAATTTTGGCGCCACAAAGCCCCTACGGTTCGTAGGGGCTTTCAACCAGGCCCTTGACAGGGCCCAAAATTATGTGTTATAATTTTGGCGCACCAATAAGGGTAAACCCTTATTGGTTATCTCAAGTGTTGTTATAATCCAATATGCTCAAGATACCCCGATATTCCCAAGACCGAAACTCGCCCCGGTTTTGATAATCCTGGGCAATTTTCATGGCAGATTCTTTGGAAAATGCCCCGATAGTAAGGTGAATCCGGCCAATAATGGCAGTGTCAACCCAGAAGATATATTGTATCATAATTACTCCTACCAGCAGTGAGGCATCAGTGAGGGATAATATCCTGGCATACAATACCAACAATCAGGATGATCCATTACCAGATCGAGTATTGCGAAACCAGTTTCGTCTTCCTCAGTAAAAACCCAGTCTTGATAGTCACTCATACAAAACCCCCTTCGTCTGTGAAGTATTCACGCAGGGCACCGCCCATATTGTCCAGATCGGAGTTCTCCAACCCAGCCTCTTCCAGTGTCAAAAACTCGGTCAAGTCTTCCCACATCATTTCGTCGACTAAATCAAAACCAGCCATTTTTCAGTCTCCTGTCAAATGCCACACAATCAAAGCCACCGGACCCACGCCGATGATCCACACGGCTATCATGTTCAAGATCAATTCCATTATACCGACCTCCACAATCCAATGATGTTAGCGCACAAGAAAAACCCATTCAAAACCCCAAGGCTCAAATTCCGGGTTTTGATCGCCACCCAAAGCCACGAGACGCTGCCAATCAGGAATAACACATAACCGAGTACAAAAATCTGAAAGGCCACAACAAAACTGCCCACCACACTAGCCACGGTCCCGATCCATCCGATCATGTTAGCCCCTTCTTCCACGATAGTTGGAGTTTACCATGTTATGAAGCCGGGTTGTCTGAATACCCATCTTGGCCAGTACACTATACCAGCCCTTGCCGTGCCCCTTATCGCCATGTATGGTATAAGCCACCAAGTGCGCCAATTCGTGCGGGATGGTGTCGTGGATCATGTGGTCGGTGTATTGCGAGAACAGGTCCGTTGACAGGTCGATACGCTGGGGAACATCTTCAATGAAAGCCCGGCCGGCAGTGGTCTTCAGCCGATTGTTCAGAGTGACGATTGGAGTAACCCTCTGGATCGTGGGGTATTCCCTCAACAGTTTCACCCACCACGCCCGAACGTGGTATTGCGCCAGGTCTTGAAGTGTTTGTTTGTCCATGCCGCCATTCTCGCCAGGCAACCTTACACCAACCTTACAACCCTGCAATGTGGTCGGGATTGAAAAGTTGTTGACAGCCCCCAAAATTATATGTTATAATTTTGGCGCAAAGACCCTGGTGACTCCAGGGTCTTTGCGTTGTGGCTAGGGGTTAACCCCTAGCCACCTCAAAACCAAACGGACGCAACACTTCGTCAGCCGTCCAAGACCCGGGCAGGAAAAAGCCGTCTCCCATTCCATCACTCCAGCGCGCAAGGGCATGATACTCGCCCACCTTGCGGCGGATCTTGACCTCATCCGGGCTCGACACACTGCTATAAAACCGAGTCACGTTACCATCAGGTACAGCCAAGATGGTAATACCACACCCTGAGGTAATCATGGTGGAATTGATGGGCAGGTCCGCCAGCCAAGCCTTACGAGCAGCTTTTTGGTCGGGGTTCAGTTTGCTATTTGAAGCCATGTTGATATCTCCAGTTGAAAAACACATTTTAGAACAAAACACAAAACCCTGTCAAGCTTGGGGTTAAAGGCTCAAGTCTGCTTCATGGGTATAGCGAACTTGAAAATTCCACGCATCTTTTTCGTGCATTGTACCATCTTGAACATCCTTGTACATCACGCTGTAGTCTGAGTTATGGTTGGACAATACACCCAAGTATCGGGCAACGTCAACAATTCTAACCCTTTGACCATTGGCAGCATACCACACTTCGCCAGTCTTAAACGCAGGGCCAGTGGCTTTATGAAACTTGATTTTGCCGTTCATGATCTACTCCTTGATCCAATAAATACAGTGTAGCCCCTCAACCTTACGCGAACCTTACACCACAAATAGCCCTACAGCCAGGTCAACTATTGTGTTGCCCCTTGACAGCCCCCAAAATTATATGTTATAATTTTGGCGCAAATCTGTTGTTTTTTAACAACAGATTTGGAATAGGGGTTTCCCCCTATTGTCAACCACTCAGCTTGGCCAGAATCTTGGCCAGTGCAGTCTTGTTTGCCTTGGTGAGTGAGTCGATCTCACCCTCACTCAACCCAGCCAAAGCGCCTACTTGATCGGCCAAGTATTCCTTGGCCACCGGGGTTTCACCCGTCTTGGTAACGTATTCCTTCTTGCGATAAACACCCTCGCGACTGAGTTTTGCAACCACGCTACGCACAGTCTTGCCCAGACTCTGGGCAATTGCTTCCACGGTAACACCACCAGCATAATCCGCCACCATCTGTGCAGTTTGCTCCGGGGTATAGTTTACAGTCTTTTCAGCCATCACAATCTCCTAAAGTGAAAACACATTTTAGTGCCTGACACAAATCCCTGTCAAGCGGTGGGTTTTTCAACGATTCTTCAGTCTCTCCATGACAGCCACAATTTCAGGGTCTTGCATGATCTTCTCGAATTCCTCTTGCGGATCGTACCATTCACCAGTAACCTTGTCTTGAACCAGCATTTTGGTCTCCTGTTGCAGTGAATACATAATAACACGGTTTCAGCCAGGCCACACATATCCGAGCATTACAGTCGGGTATTGTCCAGGCTCTTGACAGGGCCCAAAATTATGTGATATAATTTTGGCGCCTATAACCCCACAATCTGTGGGGTTATTTGTTCAGTCCTGTTCCACCCACCAGCCAGCAGCCCTCAGTTGGGCACGACCCTCGGGCGTTGACCTCATGGAATCCATGTAACGGTCTAGACTTTCCAGCCCTTCAATGATCGCCACACGGTCAGTGTGGTCAATCCAGCGTGGACGTACACCGTGCACGTCTTTGTGGTAATCCGAGAAGTAGGACGCCAGTTCCTCGGTGTCATAGTCAGGATATTCCATTACCATTCTCCCATGATGATCATGATCAACCCCACGATGACTGTGGGTACTACAAAGTACGCAAACAATCCAATCATTTCCATGTCATTCCCCTTGACGTTCAACATACTTACACAGATTGTAGAAACGATCCACAACTTCCAAAACCTGCACAGCCGCATCTTGATCTGAATCAGTCTTCATGCCTTCCAGTACTTCCCGCAGCATCACGAAGTGAAACCCGTCAGCCATGATGCGGCTTATTTCAGCCAACTTTTCTGTGGTTGTCATACACCCTCCGACAGTTCTTGCAGTTCCCAGTTGACAGGCAGTTCATCCCAAACCAATTCACATGCAGCCATGTCCAGCTCGAACGCTTCGATATCCTCTGGTGTCATGTCTTGTGGATAGTACATTTGGTTTCTCCTGTTTGCCTTGCGATGTAATGATTTTAAGCCAAAACACCAACCCAACACAAGCCCAAAATAATGCCCCTGTGACCAGCTGGGTTATTGACAGCCCCCGAAATGACGTGATATAATTTCGGCGCACCAAAGCCCCACAACCTGTGGGGTCTTTGCTTCAGTCCGTCAAGGCCCGGTACAGTTTGTGGTAGTCCACGCCGTGCTGGTGGGCTGCTGTTCGGCAGGCATCACGGACAGTCATACGGCAGGCTGCTACCAGCCTGGACGCGGTAATTACCGCAGCGTAAAAGTCAGTCATCACAGTTCCTCCAGTTGTTCCTGAGCATATTCATGACAAACCATGTTCAGCATCTCGTGCAGTTCAAACATGATTTTGTAATCGTCGCGATCACCAGTGATGTGATACCGCACCAAGGCACGGGCGTATCGTTCAGCCAGGTCGTCCATGTGTTCGCTAGTGGTCATGTTGATCTCCTGTTGCAATGTGGTAACTATAACATGAACACCGCCCAGGTCAACACCTAATTTTATTTCCCTACAAGTCGGTAGAGTATTCGCATTGCTGTAGGTTCCGTGATACAATAGACTAGGGGCGGTTATTAGACCTGTTATTTTCGACCCCCGCTGCGCCCACCAACACGGCCTATTTTGGAAATTTTCCATCAATCCTTTGTACGCAGACCAAATTTAGACTTGAACCAACAAGCCCCTCGTGGTATAATGGACCCGATCGCCAAATTTGGGATCATCAACAAGGAAAACAACATGAAATTTTTAGAATGGATCACACGATCATTCCAACCTCACTATTGTGATGAGATCTACAGTTACTTGTCACAGAGCACAGACCTGTGTGACCTAGAAAACCGTATGAAAGCCATACAACGTCGAGGTTATCTATGAAGATTATCAAATACATCTGGGATGCATTAGTAGACTATTCAGAGGAATTGTACGAATTCCGAGCACGTTACTACGGCACCCGCCCATTCGATCGCTATATCTAAGAGGATCAACTATGAAGACAACAATGCTAGACCCCCTCTACCAGACCATGATTGGTTTTGAGAACATGATGAATCGTGCAACCAATCAATACCCACCGTATAACCTCTACAAAGACGAGGACCACTATGTAATCGAAATTGCTGTGAGTGGCTGGGATCGAGGTGAGTTGGACGTGAGTTTAACCGGTACCACCTTGACTGTTAAAGGCACCAAGGAAGCCGAAGACACTCGTGTTTATCTGGTACGTGGACTCGCTCACAGATCCTGGACCAAAACCTGGACCCTAGAACCGGACATCACGGTGTCAAGTGTAGTATTACAAGATGGGGTGTTGTACATCGAACTCCAAACCAGCCCCAAGAGCACCACTCGTAAAATAGATATCCACTGAGGAGTCCACATGCTACCAGCTCAAACACACCCAGCCGAAACACTCACCATCGATCCCGAGGGGTTGGAGATTGCCAACTGCTACCTACAGACTCAGAGCCTGAGTAAGGTAAGTGAGGAATTGGGGGTCAGTACCGAGCTGGTAGCTAGCCAACTAGCCCGCCGTGAGGTAAAGACTTACATTGATCAGGTGTTCAAAGATGTGGGCTTCAACAACCGCTTCAAAATGCGCAAAGCAATGGACATGTTGATCTCAAAAAAGTTTCAAGAATTGGACGAGGCCGGAGTGGGGTCCTCAAAAGACATTGCAGATCTGTTGGCATTAAGCCACAAAATGACCATCGAACAGTTGGACCGTGAGATTGCCCTAGAAAAAGTTCGTGCCAGCAATATTAAGAGCCAGGTCAACGTACAAATCAATGACGGCGGTGCTGGCTCCAACTATGGGTCGTTGTTAGAAAGGTTGTTGAAGCCCAATGCTTAAGATTTCTCGAGATGACATAGATTGTTACAACATTACCGACTACCCAGGCGATAGTCGGTTTATCAAATTGCCCATAGTCAACTACTTGAAGTTGGCCACTGTGGGTGGTGTGCCCATATTCGACAACTTGAACCGTCCACAGATTGCTTTAATCAATGCTGTGAACTCACCCGACTACAGGTTCATAGTTGCTGCACTATCACGCCGGCTGGGCAAGACGTTCATTGCCAATGTCATCGGGCAACTGGTGGTGTTGATACCAGGCTGCAATGTGTTAATCATGAGCCCCAACTATAACCTCTCCACCATTAGTTTCGAACTGCAGCGTGGGTTCATCAAGCAGTTTGATTTGGAGGTGACCAAAGACAACCACAAAGACAAGGTCATCGAATTAAGTAATGGCAGTACCATCCGCATGGGGAGTATTACCACTGTGGATTCAAGTGTTGGTCGTAGCTACAATCTAATCATATTTGATGAAGCTGCTTTAGGCGATGGTGGTGAAGAGGCCTTCAATGTGAGTTTGCGACCGACGTTAGACCGTCCGGGATCAAAGGCCATCTTTATAAGCACACCACGCGGCAAACACAACTGGTTTGCCAAGTTCTACGAACGTGGGTACAGTGAACTCTACCCACAGTGGATTAGTCTGCAAGCCGACTACACCGAAAATGACCGCATGCTGGAGAGCGACGTTTCAGAGGCCCGAGCTAGTATGTCGAAAGCCGAGTTTGAGCAGGAATACATGGCCTCATTCAACACTTTCGAGGGTCAGATCTACTCATTTACTAGTGACATGGTGGTAGAGTTCAATCACGTTGATGGGGTGGAGTATCTCGCAGGCATAGACCCGGGATACCGGGACCCTACAGCGTTCTTAGTATTGGCCTATAATCCGGTGGACGACAGCTTCCATGTGGTGGACGAGTACTTGAAAGCAGAAGCCACTACTGCCACCCATGCTGAGGCATTTCAAAAGTTTATAGACCGCTGGGGAATAGAGTCGGGCATTTTTATTGACTCAGCCGCAGCACAGTTTGCAAGTGATCTGGCGTATGGTTATGATATCTCCACCATCAAAGCTAAAAAGCAGGTGTTAGAGGGCATTGCATATGTACAGACCCTGGTAGAGCAGGGACGTATCAAGGTGGCCCCACACTGTACACATACACTGGAAATGTTTGATCAGTACCAGTGGGACAACCGCGAGACACTTACACGCGAAAAGCCAGTTCACAATAAAGTTAGTCACATAGCAGATGCATTGCGCTACGCAGTGTACACATACACAATATGAAGAGCGGAATATATACTACGAGCCTACAAGTCTAGTAGCTGGTGGTATAAGCTGTGGAACTGAAATTTTGTACCACCCCAAAAATGGTTTTGACAGGTCTTTGCCTACGTGCTATAATATCGGTAATTTAGAGTTGTAATACCAAAATTTTTTAACCAACCATGGCCAAAAACACAAACAAACGTATTCCTGTGAAATGGATACGTGATCGC